CCAGACTATGAGCATTTGATGAATGTGGCTATAGATTACCAGGACGGTTTGCCGGTTACTGAAGTGGCGTTACTTACAGCAGGTGTGGATATTCAGAAGAACCGTATTGAGGTTGAGGTATTGGGATGGGCTAAGGATCATCAAAAGTACTCTATTGACTACAATGTTATTGAAGGCAATACCGATGATCCTGAAGTGTGGGGCAAACTTGCTGTTTACCTTGAAGGTGATTTTTTAAGGCCGGACGGCGCAATGATGAATATATCCTACTCCTGTATTGATAGCGGGTATCTCGCCAATATTGTGTATGAATTTTGTGAGCGATTTGGATCGTCGCGCTGCTGCCCGATAAAAGGATCGGATACACAGCGGTTAATTGTCGGTCCCGCCAAGGCTACCGACTATACCAAATCCGGGTCAAAGAAGGCTGGTACAGCCATGTTGAGGACGTTGGGTGTATCTATATTGAAAGAGCAGATATTTTCAAGCCTGAAGCTAAGAATACCTAAAGACGGTCCCCTTGCTGGCGTTGTGCCTACCGGTTATTGCTGGTTTCCTAAAGATAGGAGTGTGTATTATTTCAAGGGCCTTTGCTCTGAAATTTTCAGGATACACCAGGGTCGTGAGCAGTGGGTTAAGGTTGTGGAGCGAAATGAGCCGTTAGACTTACGCGTATACGCTTATGCTGCGGGGCAGATAGTCGGCGTAACACGTAAGGAAAATGAGTGGTTTGATGACCAGATTGCAAAGTTTGTCCCCGAAAGGAAAATTTACACGGCGACACCTGTTAGGGAACGCCGGAAAAGTGATTTTTGGGGATAGATTTTAGTACCTAGTCGCAAGTATCAAGTAGCAAGTATATAGAAAACTAAACTATTAATTTGTGAAATTATGTATACTTTTTGTGAAATTATGTGTATATTTGATTTCTTTATTTCGGATGTCGGATGTTCGATTTCGAATTTTAAAATTAACCTGCTTTAATACTATGGCATTTGTACAGGCTGATTTAGATGCAATTAATACGGCTATTGCCAGCGGTGCCCGTGAAGTGCAATATGCTGATAAAAAAGTTATATACACTTCTTTAAATGATTTGATCAGGGCGCGTGTTACTATCATGTCTGAATTAAATCCAACTGTCCGTAACACGCGGACACATGGGGTTTATTTTAAAAATAGGGGGTTTTGTGAGGAATAAGTCGGAAGTCGGAAGTCGGAAGTCAGAAGTCGGAAGTCAGAAACTTGCTAAGGATTTTGTTGGCGAAGGGGTTGACTTAATGTATTATAAGCGTATGACGTCTATGTCTGCCGCTAAGTTGATTACTGATAGGGAAGGTGGTGAATGGAGTTTGGCGTCCTTTAGACAGAGGATAGCAAAGGAGTTTAAGAAGTCGTTTAAGAAGTCGGAAGTCAGAAGTCAGAAGTCGGAAACTATAGAAACCATAGAAAAAACACACCCCAACCCCTCTCAAGAGGGGAAGAAAAATAAAAACGAGGCTAAACCTTTTGAGGCTTCGGCTTGGAATTTTGAGACGGGTAAAATGATGGGGATTGAGGAATATTGTATTAAGTACAATCTTCCTATTGATAATGTGATCAGTTATAAACTGGTTACTCATACTGGCACTCCGTTTTACAATACCCTGTTTAAGGATGTTTTTCAGAGTTTTGAGGTTATCTCAAATGAATTTTTAGAGGAAACAATTTCAAGGCTTGCTAAACCTGCAATACCTGCTTATATACGTGATTTTACGTCGAATTTAGAATGGTTCGACCGCTTGGTTTATACCGACGCTCATATCGGCATGGATACCGACAAGGATGGTATTGCCATGTATGCAAGTCCGTGGAATAAATCGGTGCAGCTCAATCGCGCCAAGCTAATGGCCGAAGAAGTTATATTAAACCGAAAGGGTTCTGTTTTATTTATTGATGAATTGGGCGATTTTATGGACGGGTGGAACGGGTACACTGTTCGCCAGGGTCATACCTTGCCGCAAAACATGGGTAATGAGCAGGCTTTTGATGCAGGTATATCATTTAAAATGTGCCTGATTGATAGTTTGATGCCTTATTTTGATAGACTTGTTTTTCATAATATCTGCAATGATAATCATTCCGGATCATTTGGCTACGTGGTTAATTCTGCTGTAAAACAGATTTGTGAGGCCAAGTACGGCGACCATATTGAAATTACCAACCACAGGCAATTTATCAACTATTACACTGTTGGCAAACATGCTTTTGTAAATACGCACGGCAAGGACGGAAAAAACCTAAAATTCGGGTTTAAGCCACAGCTTGATACCAAGCAGATTGAAAAGATAGATGCCTTTTTAAAACATAACAAAATTTACGCCCAGGCTGAATTTATTGAGTTTTCAAAAGGCGACAGTCACCAGATGTTGCTTGATTACTGCACCAGCGATGATTTTGATTATTTCAATTACCCGGCGTTTTCTCCGGCGAGCGAGTGGGTGCAGACGAATTTTAAAAAGAGCCGCAGCGGTTTTGTTCTGCAAAATGTGATGTATAACGAAAATGTTAAAGTGGTTAAGCCGGTGTGGTTTTGAATTAGTCATTGGTCATTAGTCATTGGTCATTGGTCATTAGTCATTAGTTAATAATAAAAATGAATACACAACCATTAAACGATATAACCACCGATCCTCCAAATGGAGGCTCTGGTGTACCTGATAAACCAAAAGGACTAAGATATAACACTGGCAAGGCTAAATGGTCGCTGATCGACTTCCCTTCGCTGGAGCCGATGGTTAGGGTTATGGAGTATGGGGCTGGTAAATACGCGCCTCATAACTGGAAAAAAGGCATGTCACATACTGAAATTGCAGAATGTTTGATGCGGCACCTGTTTGCCTACTTAAATGGTGAAGATACTGACCCGGAAAGCGGCGAAAGTCATGTAGGGCACATTCAATGCAACGCTATGTTTTTGCAATACAATATTAAAAATCATCCTGAATTGGATGATAGATATGCCTCACCTAACCTCTCCAAAGGAGAGGAATTAGAAAAGTGAAACAATGAGTAAAAATATAAATGTTTTTGAGCGGAGTATCGCATTATTATCACCTGCTTGGGCGGCGTCGCGCGCTGCGGACAGGATGCGGTTTGATATTTTAACCAATAGTAATTCCAGGTCGTATGATGCTGGAAGGAACTATAGAAATCCTGGCTGGAACACACACAATGCGTCGTCTGCAAATAGTGAGATTGGGCCAGATTTAGTTTGGCTACGTGGTAAATCAAGTGATTTAGTGCGAAATAATCCATTTGCTAAGAAAGCTGTGCAAGTTATAACTACCAATGTGGTAGGTACTGGAATTAGAGCTTCAATAAGAAAAAAAGCACTTGTAAAAGCCCAGGAAACTAAATTAATGACTGCCTGGCGAAATTGGGCAGAAACTACAGACTGTGATTTTAATGGTCAAAAAACATTTTATGGGCTACAGGCATTGGGCTGGAAAGCTTCTGTAGAGCGTGGTGATGCTTTTTTTCGTATTATACGCCAAAGAGCAACCAGAGGCGTACAATTAACCGTTCCTATAAAATTACAGTTATTAGAAGCCGATTACCTGGATCATCAACGTGATGGTGAAATATTCGCCAATGGTAATTACTGCGTTATGGGTATTGAGTTTGACGGCAATACGCATCAGCGTGTTGCTTATTGGATGTATAAGAAACACCCAAACGATATGTTACCGATCAATGTAGATACGTTAATGTCGGTGCGTATACCAGCCAACGAAATTATACATTGGTATGAAATTTTGCGCCCCGGTCAAGTAAGGGGCATACCACATGGTGTAGCTTCATTCCTGACTATAAAAGACCTGGACGATTACGCCGATGCCCAACTAAAACGCCAAAAGATAGCTGCAAGCTTTGCTGCCTTTATAAAGAAAACAGAACCAGGGTTTGCTGATCAATATGACCAACAATCTGCTGCTTATAATAAAGCAAATAAAACAGTACCTAATCTACATGAAAAAATAGAACCTGGAGCTATTGAGTATCTTTTACCTGGCGAAGATGTAACATTTGCTAACCCTCCGGGCACCACTGGCTATGATGAATATACTACAGGTGTAATACGCTCTATTGCTTGCGGATACCTGGTTACTTACGAAAGCATTTCAGGCGATTACAGCAAGACTAATTTTAGCAGTGGTCGCTTAGGTTTTATCGAAGCTAATAAGCAGGTTGGCGACTGGCAATCAAACACAGTTATCCCCATGATGCTGCATCCTGTTTGGAAACATTTTTTCAAATCGGCTACTTTGGCAGGATTATATTCAGGCCCATTCATTGCGCCGGACTGGACAGCGCCTAAGCGGGATATGATTGACCCGTATAAAGAAGCCAAAGGATATGGCGAATTGTTACGGATGGGTGTGGTAACCAAAGCGGAGATCATAAGAGAGTTTGGCGACGATCCCGAACGTGTTTTTGCAGAGATTGACGCAGAGCAAAAAGAAGCTGACGCAGCAGGAATGATGCTGTTGAGCGACCCTAAGTGGGACCCTACCAGGGTTAATTTTGGGAAAGATGTTTACTTGCAGACCAAGACACCTGTTGCGCCTGTGGCTAATCCTGCTGGAGATAAGCCAGTGAAGGTGAAAAAGAAGTCGGAAGTCCGAGGTCAGAAGTCAGAATGATTATTTATTTGTGAAATTTTGTATACTTATTGTGAAATAATGTATACTTTTTGTGAAATAATGTGTATATTTGTTTTCTTATAATATGGAACCAGGCGAGAACAAAGAAGTAATTGTAGATAACAATGCAACTGAATCATTAGTGTGGTGCAGGGCCTTGATAGACAATACTACATTTAACGTTGAAACAAACAGCGTTGATGTTATTGCCGCTACAGATACGCCATGTTTAGCTATTGATCCGTCTGACGGAAGTTTATTTAACCAGATACTATCATTTGATCCGTCTCATGTTCGCATGGCGAGGATACAGGCTGGTGGTCCGGTTCTGGATAACCACAATAGCAAGGGTAGTATACGGGATATACAGCTTGGGGTTGTTGAAAATGCAAGAATTGAAGGCGGTAAATTATTAGCCTCTTTGCGATTTTCAAAAAGACCTGATTTAGTGCCTTTTGTGAACGATGTTAAGGATGGTATAATCAAAGGAATAAGTACACGTTTTCGTGTTTATCTATACCGGGATATTACATTGCCTACTGACACCCATCGCACCCTGCTTGCAATAGATTGGGAGCCGATTGAAATATCGGCTACGCCAATACCGGAAGACTTTAAGTCAACCATTCGATTGATGGGGGATATTGAAGATGTTGTAACGGTTGAGAATACTGAAGAAATTATAGTTGCATCCGAAACTGAAAGATCATTAATTGATAAATCAAAAACAATAATTATTAAAATGGAAGAAACCGAGGCTGAAAAAGCAATCAGATTAGACGCCGAGAAAGCCGGGCGCACAATCGTAGTAAATGAAGAACGGGTGCGTTCTCTGGCTATCATAGAGGCCGCCAATTCTGTTGGCTTAGAGCCGGAGTTTGCTACAGAACATGTAAAGTTAGGCACTACGCTTGATACTTTTCGTTCATTGGTAATTAATAAAGTTGCTGAAAAGCAAAAAGAAACTGATTTAAACCCGCATAATGTAGCGGCTATTAAGGTTGGTGCCGACAAAACTAAAGAAGGACGCGTATTGGCGCTTGAAGAAGCTATAACTATCCGTTCTTTTGGTGTTGAAACACTTGGCAAAGACGGCCCGAAAACAGAGTATGGTAAACGTGTCGCCAATGGTGGCCGCGCTCCGCGTCTTTCTGATTTTGGTGTTTTCTCCTTGGAAACGAGCGGTGTAGATGCTTCCCGTTTTGATGAAGGCGAAATATTTGCCCGTTCAATGGCTACCGGCGATTTTCCTATTACGTTAGCTAATGTGATGAATAAAAATCTTCGCCAGCGTTATCAGCAAGCAGAACCGCAGTGGAAAAAGTTTGCTAAGAAAGTAACTGCAAAAGATTTCAAAAAGATATTTAGCGTACAGGTTGATGGTAATCAATTACCTGGTAAACTTACTGAAAAGGGCGAATATCCTAACGTGTCATTCAAAGAGGCTGGCGACAGTTTCGCGCTTGATACTTACGGTTTAACCTTCAGTATGAGCCGCCAATTGTTTATCAATGACGATTTAGGCGCGTTTGAAAAGTTTGCTCCGCTTGTATCTGACGGATTTATCTATAACCAAACACAGCTTGTGTATAACGCCTTGTTAGGTGCTGGTGGCTCTGGTTTAGGCCGTGTGATTGGCGAAGATAATAAAACATTATTTCACGCGGCGCACAATAACCTTGTGGCCGTAGGTGCTGGTGGCCCACCATCTATAGCAGCTTTCACCGCTGCTCAAATAGCTATGCGTCGCCAAAAAACACTTTCAGGCAGGATAATGAATGCTAACAAGCCTAAATTCCTTGTCGTTCCTCCTGAATTAGAGGTTGCAGCAAAAACAATACTTCACGGTATTATTGTTGCTAACCAGGTATCAAATGTTAACACTTTCACAGGCCAGTACGATATATTAGTTGAGGATTTCTTTACTAACACAACCGCATGGTTACTGGTTGCTGATCCAGGTCGTGTTGAAAGCGTTAAATATGCTACCCTTGACGGACAGGAGGGTATCTTCACTGAACAATGGTGGGAGCCTGGAAAAGATTGCTGGAAAATGAAGTCAAGGAATGATTTCAGCGCAACCGCTGAAGAGTTCCGCGGGGTATATCAGAATGCTGGTATATAATTGTTGAAAAGTTTTAAGGTTGGAAAGTTGGAAGGTTAAATCTTGCAACTTTCCAATATTTGTAACATAATATTAAAAAGGAGATTTTTAAAAATGAAAAATTTAATTCAGGACGGGCGGTCGATAGATGTAACGCTTGCGGCAATTGCTGCGCCTGGTGACGTTGTTTTAGTTGGTGATGTTGTAGGTGTTGCTACTTCTGGTGGAATTATTGGAGATAAAGTAAACGTGCAGTTTGTTGGGGTATACGCTTTACCAAAAGCTATTACTGTTGCCTCCGGCATAGCGCAGGGCACTAAAGTTTATTGGGATAATGCCGCTAAACAAATCACCGCTACTGCCGGCGCTTTGAAATTTGCCGGTTATGTGTGGGCTGTGGCTGCCGATGCCGATACAACCGTGGCGGTTAGACTGTTGGGATAATTATTAGTAGTTAGTATCAAGTATCAAGTATCAAGTACCGAGGCAAAAAACAAAGCCATTTAACACGTTAAGTATGTGTTGACACTTTAATACTTGCTACTTGATACTTACTACTTGCTACTTAAAAAAAGATACTTGTTTTAATTTGGTTGTGCTGATGTGGGCGGGGTTGTATTTATACAATCCCGTTTTTTTTATCACAGATTTTTAGTTGATTTTATTGATTTCATAGATTGTTTTTTATTGTATTATTGTGAAATTTTGTATACTTTTTGTGAAATTTTGTATATATTTGTGAACGATGAATAATTATCAATTATCAAGTATCAAGTATCAGGCAGGAGGTAATTTTGCCTAAGTTATTTGATCGGCTTGAGACTTTGGTTTTTGGGACGGTTAATCAAATTTTTGGTGAAACTATTTTAGCTACCTGGGTTTCGGTTGATACCCTTGCTTCTTATACAGGTTCGGTTCTTTTTAGTAATCCTACCCATAAGGAGACAATGGATCAAATAGAGTATGTTGAGGCTGATCCTTATTTTGAATATCTCGCGCCTGCTTTTGCCGGTTTAAAATTCAGGGCCGATAAGTCGCAAAATGAAATTGTAAACATATCCGGTGCTGATTATTATGTTACCGCTGTTAGTCAGCTTAGTGATGGCAATACTTTTAAAGCTTATGTGCAATTAGTTACCAGCGCTTACGGACCGGTTAGTAGTTAGTCATTGGTCATTGGTCATTGGTCATTGGTCATTGGTCATTAGTTGTTATTTAGATAGATAAATGTTAGTAAATATAACTCCTGTACGGGCTAATACCTTACCTCTTGACAGTGCTTTAACAGGCACCGAGACTATGCTTATTATAAGCAATGGTATATTGTACAGGGCGTCTGTTGCCCAGTTTGCTTTACTGGTTGGTTCAGGTCCTTCGGCTCAAACTGTGCTTATTCCGGCAGGTACGCCCATACCTGCACCTATCATAATGAATACTGTTTATTCAATATATGGGCCTAAGGCAAGTATAATAGCAGAGATACCAGATGTTGACGACCCTACCGATACTGTACTAATTGAATTTAAAGACATTGAGATCAGGAGAAGATACAGTGATTCATCCAAAACGGTGCTGGTAAGTATAGATATATATGGGCACCAAGACGCTACAGGTTTACTTTTTAATGAAGATACTTATATAACCATAAAACCTTAATATGAAGAAGATATTTTTTATATTTTCCCTTTTTTATTATACCTGTTCTTTTAGCCAGGTAAAGTCTGTTGCTCCTCAATTTGTAACTGACCCCACAAAGGATAGTATCGGTTACTCCATTCCTAACATTGCAGGCGTAAAATGGCTGTATGATAGTAGGATTATTAACACCAGCGTTGCAGGCGGTCCAATAACTACCCTGCCGACCATTGGCTTTAACCCTGGCGCTGGAATATCAGCAAGCAAGTGGATAGCCAATACTTTTTATGGATCACAATCACCAACGGCAAGTTTGACAGGTGGGAACATTTATGAATTAACAACAAGTAACCAAACCCATAATTTAAATTGGACGTATGGAAGGCAATCAGCTACCGTAACAATAGCAACAGTCGTTATTAATCCTGGTTCATTTAATGTGTTTAGTAGTCAGCCAAGCCAACCCGGAACCATAAGCGGAACACAGTCCGTAACCACAACGGCCAATACTAACACTACTTATACGCTTACAGTTACAACTACAGACAGTAAGACGGCAACATCAACAACAACGGATACCTTTTTACCGCGTTTTTATTATGGCAGGTGTGCAGGTTCAACGCCTACAACAACGGAAATACTGGCTTTTGCAGGTGGTAATAATCCTTTAACAGGCTCACACGCCATAGGCCCAGTAACAATCACAGCAAGCGGTAGTAAATGGCCCTTTTTCAGTTATCCTGCAAGTGAAGGTTTTGTAACTATTATCAAAGATGTAAATGGGTTTGATGTTACCAGCGCCTTTGTTTTAACGACCGTTAGCCTTACCAATACATCAGGATACACCCAAGCATATAACATATATACCTTAAATGCCGCAACAGCCTCTAATTATACTATAACTACCAATTAAGATGAAAAGATTAATTTTTATATTTTTATTATTTGCCTCGTTTGGGAGCATTGCGCAAACTATAGGTATCAAAGTCGCAACGCCAATTATAAAAAATAACCCTGCTGACAATACCTCAACAGGGTATGCAGACCTTTTAACAGGTGGTTACCATATTGGCGGGACTTATCATAGCCGTGACAGTTTAACCACTTCTTTTAATTCGGTATTAAAAGTTGGTATGTTATTTTATGTTACGGGTGTGGATAGTACTTACAGGTGGAGCGGGTCAGCATGGATGCCTTTAGCTTTAGGCGGCACTACTTTATATACCGGTGATGGGACGATAACAGGTAGCGGTATAGTAAGGACAGTTAACATAGGTAATAATTTATTGTTTTTTAAAGACCCAACATCCCATGTTGTTGTACGGATTGATGCGACAACGGGAGGGGGGCCAGATATTGTTTTACAGGCATGGAATAGCTCAAATGTCGGTGGTTCGTTAAGGTTAGATGCTACAAACACCTTGTTAGGCTTTAACAGTCCATCATGGGGGCAATCGTTCATACAGCAAAATATGGCTGGAATGATCATACATGACCCTATTAATAATGTAGGTTTAATTACGGACGCTTCTGTTGATACATCGGTAATTACTGATTATCCAAGGGCTTATGTCACAAATGAATGGGTAACGAGGCGTTTAGGAGGAAGTGGAATTACAACAAATTTACTAACAGTAGACAATAGCGGGACGGGTGATGTCAGTGGCTTTACCTTTAACGGCAGTGTGCCTAAAAAGATAAGTTATAATTCTATAGGCGCGCAGGCTGCTTTAGGTTTCACACCAAGTCCAATTTTAACATTTACCGGTGGACTTCAAAAAACTGGAACAACTGTTAAATTAGGGGGATTAATACCAAGTGGGGTATCCTTGGACCTACCAAGCCACTTTGATGCAGGAGACGGGTCATCAACATTTTATATTGGGGACAATAGGGGTTCTGTTTCATATTTTCAACAAAATATAGACCCAATATATAGGAGAACAAGTATAACCACATCTTCAGATGGGTCAGACAGTAATGATCCCGCGCAGTTTTCGTCCAACCTGGTTATAGGCAACAATGGCAGTACACCAGATGGAAGTAGACAATTGTACGGGTCAGAGTTATCTTATTACGATAATTTAGGTAATATTCAACAAATACATTTAGGTGAAAGTCCTATAGGGTCGGGTTTTAGTTCGGTTAAGAACTTTTATTTTAGAGACGATATTAATCAAATTGGGCCAACTGATTATGCCGATTATTCAGCAAATTTCGTAGCGCTGTCTTTAATCACAAAAGTATACGCAGATAGTCATTATGCCCTTTCAGGCGGCGGCTCTCCTTTCACTTCTATTTTTGGACGTACAACTCCGGCTCTTATTGCCACATCCGGTGACTACAACACCTCCCAGGTAACTGAAAATACGAATTTATACTATACTAATGCCAGGGCAATTACAGCGCCTTTGACCGGCTACACAAGCGGTGCGGGAACGGTTTTAGCAACCGATAATATTTTACAGGCATTTCAAAAGGTCAATGGTAATGTAGCTGCAAATACTTCAACTATAAGTGGTTTAAGTTCGGTTTATCAGCCTATTGGCACATACCTTATCCCTACCGGATCATATGCAGACCCAACCTGGATAACATCACTTGCTTATAGTAAAATTACGGGTGTGCCTGCATTTTTAACCAGTTATACCGAAACTGACCCCTTGGTGCCTTCTTATGCAAAAGGCCTAACGGCATTTTCAGTAATAAAATCATCTACCGATCTTTTGTACGGAACAATAAGTCAGCAAAATACCAACACTTCAAACATTGCTACAAATACCACAAATATTGCAACCAACACAACCGCGATCACAGGCAAATTAGCGGCTTCAAATTTTGTTTTTGATGAAGTGCCTTCCGGGACGATAAACGGGACTAACGTAACTTTTACGCTTGCATTTACACCCGCAACAGGGTCAGTACGCCTTTATAAAAACGGACAGCGGTTGAAATTAACTACTGATTATACAATTTCAGGAGGAACTATTACATATGTAGTACCACCTGTTTTAATTCCATACCCTGATTTACTTGCAGCAGAATATATAAAATAACATAACTAATGAAAAAATTAATTTTATTTCTATTTACGGCGGCGCTTTCGCTAACGGGCTTATCGCAGTCAAAAATTAGTACGGGTAACCTTAATATCCCGACTGCCATAACAGGCACATATGGAAATCTTCGCGTTGTTGGCTATGGATCAAGGGTGCCTTTTCAGTTAGCTACCTTTTCAGATGGTACAGCCACGACCGAAACCGTAAGGTCACATTATATAGCTATTGGTCAAATCAGCGACATTCATATCGCATTCTGCAATTTTCCAGGCCAGCAAGCTTTATTAACAGATGTCAACCCATCGGCTGATGTCACGCTTCAGATCGCTATCGAATATCCATCGGGCACGTTTACCAATGTTTATTTTAACGGAGCGGGAACCTACCTCTTAAAGCTACGAGCAACCGTACTTAGTGATGCTGTGCCAGTAGTTATACCGGATGGCGCTGACTTTTGGGTACGAACAAATGTACTTGTCACATCTGGTCAAAAGTGGGTAAGAAACGGTGTAGCGAACACCTCATTCAATGAAGGGATCGCAGCTAATACCAACTCCTATAATTCCGGTACGATTGCTAATAGTACCGGATTTTGTTTTACGCCTGCGGCTGTTTTAGGTACATCCACAACGAACAAAGGAAGTGTGTTATGGTTAGGTGATTCGATTTCGTTAGGACAAAACGATTCAGGTGCAGGTACGACAACAAATTGTCCTTTCGTGCAGAGCGGAGGCATATTTAACCGGGCCTTCGGTAAGACTTATCCGGTACTTATGTCTAATGTATCCGGACAAAAGGTAAATTTTTATAACCCTACATTAACCGCTGGCTCTGTTGCTAACTTTTCAAGTATATTTTCAACTTGTCAATATGCGATAAGCAACTTAGGGGTTAACGACTTTACGTCATTTACCGCTTTACAGGTTGAGCAATCATATTTAAATATGTTCGGCCCGCTAAAATCGCGGGGCGTAACAAGCTACCAATGCACCATTACGCCAAGGACAAGCAGTACGGACTTATGGGTTACTACTACAAACCAAACGGTAACGCCACAAGAAGCCGTTAGGATAGCAATTAACACCTGGTTGCGTGACGGTGCACCTTACGATTACGCAACTTTTACACCGGTAGCAAGTGGAACGGCAGTTGGAGGCACGGTTATCAGGATCGGTTCACCTAATCATGTTCTTGCAGGTATAATTGAAATTGCTGACGCAGTTGAAACATCACGAAATAGCGGTATATGGCCCGCTAATGGAACAACGGATGGATTGCATGGAGTAAATGCAACTTATACGGCTATGGCTGCTGTATTAACAGCAGTATTGGCTAAGTATTTCAATAAGTTTTAAAAAAGGGAAATAATCAAAATATGAAAAAAGTAATTTTTATTGCAATAATGACCTGCTCATTATTATGTGCAAAGGCTCAAACAAACGTTTTTGAAAGAGTAAACGCTGGGCCTGCCAAACCCGGCTATATCTTGCAAATGGGTACGGACGGATATTATCATGCTATTGATCCTGTAACCATTACGGCATTAAAAGGGGCAACCGGAGCGCAAGGCATAACAGGATTAACCGGAGCTACGGGCGCGCAAGGATTACCGGGCATAAATGGCGCTATCGGTGCAACTGGCCCTATTGGGCCTGCTGGAAGTAATGGAATACAAGGAGCAACCGGCGCGACCGGCCCGTCAGGCCCAATAGGGCCAGCAGGTAACTTTGCAAGCATCCCCAACCAACAGGAGGGTTACACACCTGCCTACATTAATGGGCAATGGATAGCGGTACCAGCGAGTTACAATATTGATATTGCCTGGTACCCGGTATTAACTTCATCTTTTTCGGTTGGGATTCCTATTCCTAAAACAGGTAAGTATACGGTAGCCCTTTCAGCCTTACCCGCGATATTACCAGCAGGATCATCTATAACAGCTATTGTTACCTATACTGATCAAAATGGGGTATTGACAACAATACCTTCAACCAAATTTCCGGCGATAACAACTATTATCCAAACTGACTATCCGGTAATGCAGCTTATGATACAGGGGCTAACAAATTTATCTATCCAGTTTATATTAACTGGCCCTGGTACCTATGCAGCCGGTGATGTTGTGCATCAACTTTAACAATAGCCCCAGCCTCCTCTAAATCTCCCCTGGTAGGGGAGACTTTAAAAGCAGTAGGGGAGACTTTTGATTTTACTTATATAAATACTAAACATAACAAATAAAAGTATGAAAATAGCAATTTTAATTATCGCCCTGGTGGCATTTACAGCGTTTGGCTTTGCTCAAACAAAAAGTCCAAAAGTCCGAAAGTCGGAAAGTGTTAAAAAGGACACAGTACAGGTAAAACCTAAGTATAAGAAGTTTTTTGCAGTGCCCGAACAGACTTATTATTTACTTATTGGCGCTGCTCAATATTATAAGGATGGTTTGATTTATAATCCTTTATTAACAGACAAAGAACAAAGAAGCCAGGCAATTGATATGAGCGGTTTGATTAACTACCTTAATAAAAACATGAAGATTGACAGCGTTATAGTTTCGCCTGTAAAAAAGTAAAGATCACCATCCCTCTCTAAGTCTCCCCCGGTAGGGGAGACTTTAAATACTTCACTTAATAATTTAATCATAATAATAATAAAAATGGAAACTTCAAAAAAATGGACTTTAGATCTTATTGATTACGGTAAGGCGTTTATCATGGCTGTATTATCTGCGGTAATAGGGGGCTTGGTTTCAATGGCGCAGGCTGGAAATACACATTTTGACCCTAAGACAATACTTGCCTTCGCTATATCTGGCGCTGGCGCTTATTTATTACATGCATTGCCGCAAGTTTCTCAAGTTATAATAACCCCGACAACTTTGTTAAGTAGTCCGGTTAGCGATAAGAGTAATTTAATTACAGCGCAATCACAGGCGGCAGCAATTGAAGCCGCTATTGATAAGCCTGTGGTTATTGCGGATACTGCTCCTATTGTTGTATCTACAAATACTACAGGGGCTGCGCCTGTTGAACAGCCGGGTTCAAGTATGTAATAAGCCTCGCCCTACCCTCTCCAAAGGAGAGGGTTTTTAATTTTCATTTGACTTTAAATAAGTAATCATGTCAGCAACTATATATGAAGATTTAGAGGATGCCATCGTAATAGCGCTGGCCCCTATCGGGCTTGCAGGTACCGTTGAAGTTGTGCTGTTCCCGGATGATGAAAGCGAGAAGAAAAAAGCGTTTTCAAAACCAAGAATATCGGTTAGTTACCATTCATTTACCGGAGGCGATCAGCTTGATACCGGGATGTCTATTGCTGAAAAATCAATCAGTGTACAGGTAATGTTTGAGGCGAAGAAAACAAGGGGTCCATTAGGTATTTACGACCTGGAGGTACAGGCCGAGGCAATATTAAATGGCCTAGAGTTACCAAACTACAAGCGTTTTACCATCGGTCAGTTTACCAGGAATGAGCGTACTCCTGACGGTATTTGGGTTTATAACCTGATTATAAAAACTGAAGGCGTGAGCGCACAGAGTTTTGATGATATAACACCAAGGCTTGCGCCTACAGGGTTGGCGACTGCCGTATCAGCGTTGCCGCCGAAACTTATAAACGCACGTGTTGATGATTTTAGCCCAAATGCCATTTCCCTGCATTATAATAAGTCTTTAAACCCTTCAATTATACCTGTAGCAAGTGATTTTGTAATCGGATTAGGAAAGGTAATAACAGCAATTTCAATTATCTCAAACCGTGTATACATAACGGTAGATAGTATATACGACGAGCTTGATTTTGTTATCATAACTTATAATCCAGGAGCAACACCAATACAGGATACTATAGGCAACTTAGCCGCTTCTTTGCTGGGAGAACCTGTATTGAACTATGTTGTAAACTAAACATAAGCCCCCTCTAAATCTCCCCTGGCAGGTGAGGCTTTAATATTATGCATCAAATGTGAAATAATGTATACTTATTTCACATTTTTTCATTATATTTACATTTTAATAAAATAAAACCCAAAACTAAAAACATATGCCATTTTTTCATGGAACCAAAGTGGATGACGTAGCGGCGCTGCTGATTTCTATTGCCCAGGTTAACGGTAGTACTATAGCCCTTGTGGGTACAGCACCCGACGGCCCGGCTGGTATGACCTTAGTAAGCTCACCTGCCGACGCTGCCCGGTTTGGTAAAAGTGTTTTTGATGGCCGTACTATTCCCCATGCGCTCGACGCAATTATAGGGCAGGGAACCAGCCAGGTTATAGTTATTAACTGTTTTAAAGCAGGTCATTTAGTAGCTGTTGCTGCCGAGGCTGTAGTCGTGCCGGTTGGTTTTGTTGTACCTTTGGCTCATGTGCCGGTAGGTCCGATAATTGTTGAAACTGCCGCACCGGTTATTTTGGTTAATGGTGTTGATTACAGCTATAATGCAGGCGATAAGTTTTTCACTATTCTTACTACCCGCACCTATATTGCCACTACTGCGCTTACTGTTGCTTACAGCTACTTTAATTCTGCATTGGTTTTGGCTACTGATATTATTGGTGGTATAGATGGTGTTACAGGTGTAAGAACTGGTATTGCTTTGCTTGACTTGTGTTTTGCTATTACAGGCTTAACACCAAAAATACTTATCGCACCTATCCATTCAGAAACACAAACCGTTAACGACGCGCTGCTTTTACAGGCAGGTAAGCTTCGTTCCCGTGTTATTAACGATTCGCCAAGTGGTACAACCATTGCCGGAGCAGTTGCTTCGCGCGGTAATTTAGGAACTTATGTGAATTGGAATAGCTCAAACCCGCGTCTTGTACCGGTGTTTCCTTACGTATTTAAACCAGACCCATTAAATCCCAATACTCCTGGTCAGCCTTTTCCTTATGCTGCATATTTTGCCGGCATGTGGGCCGCTTCTATCAACAAGAACGGTATACAGCGCTCGCCGAGCAACTTGTCTATGGCTGGTTTTACTACCCCCGTAGTACCCATTTCTTTTACCATAGGTGATAACACCTGCGATGCTTCCATATTGAATGCGGCAGGTATCAATAGCATCTGTTCCGCCTTTGGCACAGGACCTAAATCATGGGGTAACAGAAGCGCAGCGTTCCCGGCGTCAAACGGTATCTCTACCTTTTTATCTGTGCTATTAGTACAGGATATTATTGACGAGAGCGTACAAATGGCGTCATTGGCTTACCAGGATTTACCTTTGGATCTAGCCCTGATAGACAGTATAGTATCTGCCGTTAACGCGCTGTTGAATAGTTTAAAACTATCAAAGGCAATTATTGATGGCGAGGCTTATTACGATCAAAATCTTAATACGCCTACACAATTAGCTACAGGTCAGGTAATTATAAGCTACAGGGACTTACCGCCGCCACCGGCTGAAGGTGTTACCTTCCAAAGCTTTATTGATATATCGCTGTTCGTGAGTTCGGGATTGGCGGGGTAAGCCTCACCCCGGCCCTCTCCAAGGGGAGAGGGAGTTAGAAATTTAAGTTTTTATTTTTAAAAGTTTAATAAAATGTCATACGATAAAAAATATTCAAGGTTAACAAATGGTAACTTGTTTGTTGATGGTAATAATATGTACGCCAAGGTTGAGGAAATTACCAACCCTGAAGTTAAAGCGTCTATGAGTGATCATAAGGTATTGGGGGGTATTGGTAAAATAGAGCTACCTAATGGTTATGATAAAATGGAGGCTTCGTTTAAACTTAACGGTCCATTGGATGAAATTGCCGCTATGTCGGCCAATGTAAAATCTTCTCACGAGGTAATTTTCAGAGGTAGCGTTGAAGGGTTTTCTGGTCAGGACATTGTTTCAGAGCGTCCCTATGTTTGTATATGGAGGGGTACTTTTAAAAACTCACCGGGCGGCGCGCAAAAACAGCATGAAAATGTTGAATTGATGTATACCATGAATATCACTTATTATAAGTTGATGATTAATGGTGTGTCTCTTGTGGAAATTGACATTGTTAACAATATACTTAAGGTTAACGGTGTTGATTTATTGGCTAAGTACAGGGCTAATTTGGGGCTGTAAAACACAAGGTTAAAGGCGAAAGGTAAAAGGATAAAGGCAACCCCTTAATGTATTTTACCTATCGTATTTTTTTATCACCACACAACAAAACAAGTAAATAATGACCGATAAAAAAACAGGAGCTATACATCCAATTCATAAAGTAGTTAAAGAGACTGAAAAGTCTACAGGAGATCAGTTGGTTGAAAATTTAAAAAAGGTAAAACTTTCTGATAAAGTCGCCGGACTATCTGGCGATGAAAAGAAGAAAGCTTTTGAGCTTATTGATATGTGGGCCGGGCAAATGGCTATTGCCAAGATACCTGTAGTTGCTACTGACTGCACTATTGAAATGGATTTGATGAAGGGTGGCCATATAAAAATTATTCCACCTACAGGCTACAATGTTATGCAAGGTAAGCGACAAATGGAGGTTACCGACAAAGAGAATATATTGCCTACTTACATCATGGTATCCTGCGCTGAAATTGACGGTAAGCCAATGGCTATGCACGACTTGAATGAAAGGTTAACAGCCAGAGACTTTAATATCCTATTTGGTTATTTCTGTAGGTTAAATTTGTTATAACCCCTGTCCACATTGCTTATGTGGCAGAAAATACCGGTTGGGGGTACGGTGAAATTATGGGGATGACATGCCAGGATATTTATTTTTGGGCATCCGAATTTTTGGGCTTGAATAAATTGAGAGGGATTTAGTCATTAGTCATTAGTCATTAGTCATTAGTCATTAGTCATTAGTCATTAGTCATTAGTCATTAGTCATTAGTCATTTAATAATCAATCATGGCGGTAGGTAAGTATCTTGAATTAGCGGTTATACTGAAGGCGTTCGATCAAATGTCGGGCACCGTTAAGAACGCTTTAGGTAATGCCGAGGCTGGATATAAGTCACTTGCCAATAGTCACGAACGCGCCCAGGAGCACATGCAAAAGGGTCTTACTATGGGTGCCGGTGCTTTTGTTGCTATTGACGCCCTTAAGAGCCTTGCCGATAAATATGGCGATGTAGATGCCGCGCAACGGCAGTTACGCATATCTGAAATGAAGCCTGGCGGCGTTATTGATAACGAAGCCTTCGAAAGGCAAATGACGCTCGTCAAAGCTCTTTCTGCCGCCTACGGAGAACACCAAACATCCTATATTGACATGATCAGGGTAATGAAAAATTACCACCTTGACGATAAGGATATTCTTGGAGGCACTGGCAAGTCTGTTGCCTTGTTGTCAAAACTGTTTCAGTCGTCGCCTGATGCAGGAGCCTTGTTCGCCTCCAGGATGAAAACGGATTTCCGGGTAAATCCTGACGAAATGGGCAAAATGGTTGATATGGCTATCCGTTTAAAGCAATTAAATTCAGGGTTAAGCGGTGAAGAAATGCTTCATAACCTTACCGAGTTTTCGGCAGGCATAGCGCTTTCATCCCAAAATTTAGGTATGAAAGGCGCTAAGGATGCTTCGGAATTACAGGTACTTGGCGCAATGTACACAGCCAAAGGTATACCGGCAGAACAGGTTGCCACTACCCTGCGCCGTATTTTTGAAAATATAACAAAGCCCGACAGGCTTAAGAAAATGGATGAAGCCGCAGCAAAATACGGCAGGCATTTACATTTTTTTGATAGGAAGGGAAACTTTGAGGGGATTGATAATTTCGTGGCGCAGCTTGGCACCTTAAAGAATTTAAAACCAAGTGCCGTAACTGAAATATTGGGCGTGTTAGGATCAGCGCAAGGTATGAGCAGTGTGATGCTTAAGAACATTGCGAAGTTTGGTACCGATGACTTTTTAGATTTTAATAATAACTATGCCAACCAGGGGACGCCAGAGCAGAAGTTAAACGAAATGATGGGTGGACAGACAGAGCAGCTTAAAAAGGCGGCTGTTGATCTGGAAAATTTAGAGGTTGTGCTTGGCCAAGGATATAATCCAGCCGTTAAAGAAGGTGCAAACTTATCTCAAAAGTTTTTTGGTTTTATTACCGATTTCGCGTCCAATCACGGTATAATAACAGGTGTTGCAGAAGCTGTAGTCGGTTTAGGCGGGGCTTTAATGATTGCTGGTTCCGCGTTTCATTTCGCCTCTGCTGCATGGAATTTATGGGGCGCAGGTAGCATTTTTAGATGGATAGCAGGTAGCGACATTTGGTCTGGCATAACAATGGGTGCCGAAAGTTTCGCTATGTCATTACTTAAAATACCTTCGCTCATAGGCGAGATAGGTACAGCACTGACAGAATTAGGAGTAGTTGGCTCCCTTGGGCTTGGTGCTATCATTGCGGAAATGGCTTACTTTCCTTACAAGATGTTTACAGAACATCAAAAAGACGTAGAAGCCTCTGCTGAATACCTCGCTGATTTAGCTGCGCACCCTTACGAACATAAGTTTACCGCTCTGTCACAGGCTGATATTGATGATTTTAACAAGCATAAAAAAAACGCATCTGTTAAAAAGTCAGAATTTGAATATCATAGTCCATTTCAAAACCGTCCCGACATTACCAATGATCTAAAAAACGATTTGGGAAGGGGTAAATCATTAGTGACCGACCATCAAAAACCGACGATTGTTTACAGTCCTACTATAAATATAAACGGCAATACACCGGTTACTAAGAAAAGCATTGCCGATACATTAAGTGAGCATGGCAATAAGTTACTGGAGTTGATAAATAAAAATCATAACGATCATTTGAGGACGTCGTTTAGTCATTAGCCTCACCCTGCCCTCTCCAAAGGAAAGGGTTAAAATATATTAATTAAAAAATGTACGCACAATTAGGCGCAATTAAGTTTGACGGGTTGTTTTCCTTTCACGAGTTTGAGCGGGTTAGCGAAGCTAAGTACGCCGAGGTTGATTTGATCGGCGGCAAGCCTGATCTGCAACGCACCGGCGATGCGCTTATTGATATTAATGTTAATTTTCGTTTCCATGAAAGCTTTTGCGATTGCGAGGCGAGTTTTTCAGCTATAGAAGCCTATCGCCTTAATGGTGATATATTACCTTTCGTAAACGGATATGGAACCATATTAGGAAACTTTGTTATTGAAAAGATAAAACAGAATGTATTAAATACTGATACTTTCGGGCGTGTTACCTTGTGTGAATGCGAGGTAGCCTTAAAAGAATATGCCGACCCTAACCGGGCGGTAACTGTAAGTAATAATGCTAAAACCAATGCGCTTGCGTTGTCAGCCACTTCTTTAACCGTAAATATAGTAAGCATCCCACCAAACCCTAACGCTGACATTTTTAATTCGATGTCGATTATTTCGGTTGGTTCTGGCAGTGTTATAGACGGTGTAAATAAGGCTTCGGCAGATAGTGCAAACGTTGTTTCGTACTTTAAAAATGCGGTTGCAGCAGCAAACCAAACCTATAACGAAGCCAATAAGTTAGAAACAAAAATAACCGACTATATAGCCCAGGGAGCAGGCGCTTATACAGGCATGTTGGCTATGATAACGGCTGTGAAAGCAAATCTTACTGCCCTTAAAACATCGCTGGCCTCTGGCGATATTGCTGGCGCTGTTGGTGGGTTGGCGACGTTTCAGTCGTCTATTTTTCAGTTAAATACATTGGCGCTGCCGGTGCAGGAGTTGCTTATTTTACGTTGAAAGGTTTAAAAGTTGGAAGGTTGAAAAGTTAAACATCTCAATCATAAAAATAACATTTCAACTTTAAAACCTTACAACATTACAACAATAAAAAATGGGAAATTTATCATATACCACTACGGGTGGGGAAAATTGGGGTATGCTAAGTTATAAATATTATGGCGATGAAGGGTTGTTTAAGTTGATTACTGACGCCAATCCTCTTGTTGCTATTACACCTATTTTACCTGCCGGTATAACTTTAGCTATTCCAATTGTACAGCCGCCAGATAGTAGTATTAATGCGGCGTTATTACCGGCGTGGAAGCGTGTTTAGTCATTAGTCATTAGTCATTAGTCATTATGAAAAATACAAAATGTTACGTTCTTGGATTTGCGTTTAACAATCATAAAACAAAGGTTATTTTAATAAAAAAAAATAGGCCATTATGGCAAAATGGGTTATTAAACGGTGTTGGTGGTAAGGTTGAGTTAACTGATATTGATATATATCATACCATGACAAGGGAGTTTTTTGAAGAAACAGGCGTCACCACAAAAGAAAAAGAATGGCACCACTTTGCCGATATGGGATTCGATGAAGATATAATGGGCGGCAGCGCTATGGTTCACTGCTTTAGATTAAGTAATGATATAGTCAATGATTGTAAAACAATTGAAAGCGAAGAAATAATACATTTCGACTTGGAAAATCCTTGCAGCTATCCAATTGTAAGCAATTTAAACGTATTGATTCCAATGGCTAAAGATAGTAATTTCAATTTTTGCAAGTTAAGTATATTGTAACAATGCCAAGAGTAAGACAACCGAGTTTTAAGGTTATATATAACAAGAGGGATATTACTGCGGAGATTACGCCGTACTTATCTTCTATTACTTATAAAGACGCTACGGAGGGTAAGTGTGATGAAGTTGAGTTAGAGGTATCTAATGTTAGCGGTATATGGCTTGACGAATGGTATCCCTCTATGGGTGATACTTTGTCGGTTTCTATGGGGTATGGAGCGCAAATGTTTAGCTGTGGTATTTTTGAGATTGACGAGGTTGAGTGGAAGCTATCTCCCGATATTATTTGCATAAAAGGCATTGCCGCCGACATAACCGACGCCACCAGGACTAAACGATCTGATCAGCACGAAAATAAAACGTTGCTGCAAATAGCTAAAAAAATAGCTTCGCGTTATGGTTATACCATACAGGGAACTATACCAGACACGGGCCAAATTGCCAGGGAGACGCAAATATTAGAAACCGACTTAGGGTGGCTTAATCACCTATCCCGTGAGTATGGGTACTTATTTTCTCTGCGTGGTAAAGTGATGACTTTTACCAATATTTACGACATTGAGGGCCTGCCTCCGGTTACCACGATTACCAGGCGCGATCTTGTGCCAGGCAGCAGCTTACGCGATAAGAGTTATGACACTTATAAAAAGGTGCATCTATTACATTACGATCCCAATAATAAAAAAGTACTGGAGACTGAATTTTCATTTCCTACAATAACCAACGCTGATGGCTTTAGCTATAATGGTATTGTTAAGAAAGATACAAAGGAAGTTAGATTAAGGGTTGACAACATTGAACAAGCTAATCAGAAAGCTATAGCCGCCTTGCATTCCAGTAATTCAAAACAACAGGCAGGCAAGTTAAAAATGGTTGGCAATCCGCTTATTTTATCAGGTAATAACTTTGAGCTACACGAATGTGGTAAACTATCCGGCGTATATCATATCTATGGGTCGGTTCATACACTGAATGTTAAATCGGGTTATATATCCGAAGCCGACGTTAAGCGCGTTGGGTATATTGATATTGTTAAAACTAAAAGGAAGAAACCTAAGAAGATTAAGCCGGTGGTGGTGAATGTGGTGAAGTGATTTACGATTTAAGATTTACGATTTACGAATTAAGTTCGCGTAGTGGTTGATCTATAGTTACCTGCGAGTAATCTACTCTTTTAGCAGTATCAATAGCTTTATCATGATCATATCCACAGTTTCTAAGATGTTTATAAACATCAAATTGTTTTTGTGTACAATATAGCCATGTGTTATCTGGAATAATATAGTCATAAAAAATACTGACGGCGCCAATATCTGAAAAATTCCTAAATTCTGAAGTTGGAAGATTTTTCAAGAAATTAAACGTTTTGTCATTTACGTAAAAATTCCCTCGTTCAATTTTTACATATTCTAACATTTCAAGTTTTTTTGAAATCGCTTAAATCATCAATAAATAAACTGTCCATATTTTTAAATTTTAATTATTCTTCAAATGTATAAATACATTTTTATAAAGCAAATAAAATTCACACTATTTCACAAATAGTATACAAAATTTCACTATATTTACAACGTAGTTCAAGACCCTCACCCTGCCCTCTCCAAAGGAGAGGGTTTAAGATAAAAAGAGTTTACATGTTTGAGTTTGGGGAAATTACTGATATAGACGCGCCCAGGGGTTATGTTAAGGTATATATACCTGAAACGGGTAACACTACCGAATGGATACCATTCATGCGGTCGTTTTA